AAATTTAATAAGACGAAAAACTCTATTCATATGCTTGCAGCTATGATGACGAGCAATAAGGCTCTTACACCCATACTTGTGCGTAGGGCGTAATAGCCAACACAATAAGATAGATAGATTATATACGTTATATTCTCTTCTATCTTTACATTCCTTTTTACCTTTTATGGTATTAAGGGATGTGTTATAAGTTTTTGAACAGAACTTTTGAATATTAATAATCATAGAAAGGAATAAATTATGTTGAAAATTATAGAACATCATTCAGCTTCTGCTGGAAATACGTTTATTGATTGTCCGCAAATGTGGATCATAGATAAATTGTACGGATTTGAAACAGAAGAAAATGCAAGAATGAAGATGGGACATACTGCTGAGGAAGCAGCTCATCATGCATTAGTAAATCAAATCACTGATGAAAAACTTATCACAAGTGATGCGAAAGGTAAATACATAGAAAGAAATGGAGCAACCATTGATGACGAATATGAATGGACTGCTAAAATAGCAAATACATTTGTTAAAGAATTAAAACAATATGGTAAATTAATTCATTATCAAAGAGAATATAATGGTCCTTATAAGGATCTATATTTGCCAGTAGTTGCAAAGACAGACTTTGAGTTCAATGATTATATCGTTGATACTAAAGCGACTGCTAAAGTATGGAGGTATGCTGCGACTTTAGCGGATAAGAAACAAGGGAGAAAGGGAAGAATTAATCATAATTATCACCCTAAACCCGATCATTTAAGGCAGCAGTTCTTATATCGTGAACTATTCAATAAAGAATGTTTACTGTTATATGCATCTGCTTGGGATAATCATACTTCTGATCTAGGAGATCATGTAGGATGTTTAGAAACTTTAATCCAAGCCTTTAAATCAATAGAGCATATCTTAGGAATTGCGAAAACAAAGGAAGACGTTGTGCGAATGTTTCCTTTGACATTCGACAACTGGAGATGGAGATATTCGCCAGGTGCTGAATCGTTTGCAAGAAAGATATGGCAAAATGCCTGGAAGTAAGGTATAGATGCAAAGAATAGGTAGTATAGTTAAACAATTAAATAGGAGAAATAAAATGGAACTAGAAACATTTGAATGCTCACATAAAATAGCATATCCATCTAGAGATGGTGGAGGTAAATATAGTATTTACGTTACCAAAGAAGATGGTACTGATATGACTATTTATGGTGAAGCAATAGGTGCTGAAGGTTGGGCGAAAGGTTCAAAGTTAAGAATAACAGCTGAACCTATGCGTCAAAGTAAAAATGGTAAGTTTTATCAAACAGCTAAATCAGTAGAATTAGTTGATGGTGCAGCTGTAGTAATACCAACTGTTAAACCAACAGCAGCAAAAGATGTAGGTAGTCAATGGAAAGAAAAATATAGATTGACGATGAGTAATTTATTAGCATCTGCTATTCAATCAGGCAAAGAAGTAAACTTTGAACAGATTGATGGATATGTAAGAAAAATATTAGATGCTAAATATGACGGAGACGAAGCTCCGTTTTAACCGAATAGCCATATCATCCTTTCGATGTGGCTCCCTGACTAGGCGGGAGTATCAACATAGGACAAACAGTACACTATAAATCGTAGCTCCCGTCTGGTTTAATCAAATAGGAATCATAATGGAAATCATAGCAATAATACTTCATCTATTAAATGGTGAAGTAGCAAAAATACCTGTAGGGTTAGCACTTAATAAAGTAACTTGTCATAATGCTCTTTATAGAATCATTGATAAGAATGAAGATAAGGATATCTTTCTTTATAATGGGGTTGAAATTCTTGGATATTATTGTAAGAATAACAAAGGAGACTGGATACCATGATAAGCGAAGAACGATTAGAAAAATCTTTAAAGTACTTAGCAGAGACAGACGAAACTCATGCAGAGGTTACAGCCAATGTTAAATATCTAGAGAGACAACTCAAGAGAAGTAAAGCCTTATTTATTACAGCTGATACAACACTTAAATCTATTTCAGCTAAAGAGCAACTTTACTATGCGTCAGAAGAGTATAACAAAGCGACAAGTGAGCTATATGATGCTGAAGTCAAGTCGACTACCCTAGAGAATAAAAGAGATAAAGAAGGATTGGTCATTGATATCTTTCGAACTTTAGAAGCAAGTCGGAGACAACATAATATATGATCTACAGATTCAAAGTATGGGTATGGTTACCTATGACAACCGAGGTACATTTAACTTCTTTAAGTGATGAAGAGGCTGTTGAAACATTTAATAAAATAGATTTAAAAAAAGGATTTGATTGGAGAGATGATGGTATGAGAAAATCCAGAGTAACTTATGAAGTAATTAATGTTCAGAGCAGCAGTACAAACACAAACATCGACAGCATATCAGGAGAGAAGTCCTGAATTTGCTTTGTGGCAAGCGGTAATTGCTCAAGCCATAACGGATGCTAAATATAATGGTCTTAGAAAACCTTACTTGGAATGTAAACACTTGGCAATTGCTTGGTTCTCTAATTGTTCAAAAGACTTTAAAGAAGTCTGTCAGTATGCAGATATAGATCCTATTTATGCTTATAAAAAAACTCAAATAGCTATGCAAAAAGGTCCATTTCAATTCACTTCAAAACAAAGTAAAATACTTGAAGATAGAAGGACACCAGCTCAAATTAAATATGAAAAGAAAAACTTCAAACTTAAGTTCTAGTTATGATCAACAAATCGGTGGATCTTATTATTTAAAATATAAGATTCAACCTAGTAAATTTGTTGTGGAAAATAAGTTATTATTTCCTGAAGGTTCAGCTATTAAGTATATTATTAGACATCAAGATAAAGGTGGAAAGAAAGATTTACTTAAAGCTATTCACTTTATTGAAATGATTATTGAAAGAGATTATAAAGAAACTAAAAAAGAATCCTGGGTAGAAGGATATAGAAAGTGGAAACGTGGAACACTTTAGTAAACTTAATAAAGAGAATAAAGAACTTAAAATCTATAGACCATTTGGTCCATCAATAGGTCATTGTAAATTACCTAAAGATCTTATTGATGATTTTAATAAAGATTGTGATGATATTGTAGCCAGTAAAGAAAAGAGTAAGCTGCATGATTTCTCTGATGATCTTGTGGGAAATGTTAAACAAGAATTAATTATTAGTCCAGAAGTATTTGAAAAATGGGCTTCTTATTTTCAAAAACTTGCTACTGCTTTTATAGAAGCACATCCTGAAAATTCTAAAGAACTTCAAAAGATAGTATTTAAATCAGCTTGGTATGTAAGAACTTTTGATGGAGATTTTAATCCATTACATTATCATACTAATTGTCATATGTCCTGTGTAGGATATTTATCTTTACCTGAAGGTATACAAGATGAATGGGATAAAGAAGACAAAGATCATTATCCAACTGCAGGAGGTATTGAAATGCAGTATGGACAAGTCCAATTATTTTCAACGAATACAGTAAGAATTCGACCAAAGGTTGGAGATTATTATCTCTTTCCTTGGTGGATGTATCATATGGTTTATCCCTTTAGAACAAAAGGAGAACGTAGATCTTTTAGTTTTAATGTATATGGTGAACCACGAGAAGAACCTAAATCAAAACTGATTATTTAAAATACAATATCTATAACTAAATAAAGAGTTATAAATATAAACATTGACATCATTTGAATATCATAAGGATGATTAAACATCATTTAGTATAACCTGATGAATCATATTTATCTTTAACAATTTTAACAACTCTATATCTTCCAGTATCTTTATCTTTTTCAATAATAGCATCTACTTCTCCGCACTGCATTCTGACGTTTTGAGGATTTACCGATCTCTCGACCACCCTCTTCGACTTGAGGCATGAACTCATCTTTTGATCTTGAATATAGGTATGCTCTATAATTCCACCTTGATAGAACATACATAAAACTATTATTCCGCTAGTGATTGTTTCCATTACTAAATGTCCTTTGTTTATCCTTAAGCTTTTCTACATCAGATTGTAGTTTTTCAACAGCCTTATTTAAAGCTGCTATATTTACTTCGTTATGTAACATGCCATCTACTCTTATCTGAAGTTTATCTATTTGTTTATATAATTCTTCGATCAACATAAACTGCTCAGAATCTGCTGGCAACGAGCCTAACAAGCCTCTTGGCCACTTGATTCTGAACTCGGTATTCATAACCAAGTCCTTATCCATTATCTCTAATTGAGTTGAATGCTGATTTAATTTTTCTTGTATACCAAAAAAAGCCCACGTTCCAATTGCAACAAGCGTAATCAAACTGACTACTGTTTTCATAGGCATTTGTACTTTTGCTTCGTCGGAAATTTTTAATGCCATTAATCGTCATCGTCTTCCTTCGGTCTCACCTTGCCGAATATAATCTTGTAATTTAGTTTAACACTATCTTCCATCTTATCACCTTTAGCAAAAGGTTTTGCTGTAACACCAACAGAGTGTCTAGTGTTTTCACAGCCTAATAAAACAAACATCGAGAGTATACTAAGTAAAATCCCATATTTGTGTAATGATTTTAAAAATGATTCGAAAGTATCGAAATACATTTCCTTTCTCCTTATGTATTGATTCTATTCTTGTGTCTTCTTCTTTTTCTTTTTGAGATTCTTTTTCTGAATTTGCTTCAACTTTTTTTTTATAAAGTTGGTATTCTTCTTAATTTGTTTAGAAAGAATTATTTGACCTTGTTGAAGTTTAAAGACTTGTTCTTTCATACTCCAAGTTTCTTTTAAGTTCCAACCAACCAAAGCTATAAGGGCTGCAAGAGCAAGCCCAACAATCTTATCTTTTAAGTCCATATTAATTACAATTATTTTTATCTAAATCTATTGGCTTATCTTTATAAAACCATATCCATGATGAAACTTTAGTTCCATCTTGAGTATAGGTACACTTCTTGCCTACCGAACAAGCACTTACAGCAAAGAGCAAAGCTAATACTAAATATAATTTATTCATTAGTTTTCCTTTTCATTACATTCGCAGTTTTCACAATCACATTCAACTATCATTTTATGTTCATTTGATGGTGCCATACAATGACAGATATGTCCACATTTATTACAAGTTTTCATTAGGTGTCCTTTCTAAACATTGGTAAAGAAGCTCCTGAATTGTGATAACATTTTAGACAGGATTTTTTTTGGGTTGCAAAAACTACAAAAGCGTCTGAGCTGTATAATTCTTTTCCACACCATTGGCATGGTCCTACTATAAGCTCTCTATTTGGTTTTTTCCACGTCTTTTTTTGCATCGATTTCTTCGTTAGCTTTATCTAAATCATCTGTTGTATATTCTAGTTTTTGTAAAGCTCGTTTAAGTGCAGCATCTTTAGATTTGCCTGCATCTTCGAGTTCAGAAATCTGTGCTCTCAGGTTACGTACCTGTTCTTTATATTCGTTAATAATTTCCTGGTAATCTGCTTTCAACATGCATTACTTAGGTCTCTTCATAATGTTAGCACCCTTCAATCCATAAATAGCTGATACTACGCCTATGAATATTGCTTGGTACCAATAAGGAAGGTTTTTAAAATATTCAAAAAAGAGGTCTATCCGTTCACGAATCGCAGGATCGTCAGAGAAAACAGAATAAGCCAATAGCAAAATAGGCAAGGATACAAGAATAAGAACAAATTCATCTTTCCAACCCTTGTCGTTACTTTCAATAATTTTGCTTTTATATTCAATATCGCCTCTTGCCATCTTCTCAGCGTGTGTACGCTGGGCATCTGACATTAACATTTTTGTTTGTTGTTTGTTATTATATATATGCTTTCCAACTTTGAAAGCCATACTTAATATATTTAATACAGGTATTGCCATATATTATTTTTTTACTCCCGTCTTCTTATTAATAGTGTAAACTTTACCAGTTTTTTTACTAATCCATGGAACATAAGTTCTTTTGCTCCATCGTTTGTTCCAAGCCCAGCAAGACATCTTTCCACCATAAGTTTCTAAGAAGCCGAGGAATTTGTCGGAAATCCATCCCATGCTTTATACATTCCTTCCACAATTAATTCATCG